AGTATTGTTGGGCTATTTCAGCCGTTTTGCTAAATGCCACTATGTTGTGCCATTCTGTTTTATCTTCACCCTTTACTTTTTTGCTAGTTGCTAAGGACCAGTTGCATACGGGTGTGTTTGTTTGTGTGAATCTGGTTTCTGGATTTGCACCCAGTCTACCTATTAATATTACTTTGTTCATAATTGTATTGACTTTTCTTTTGCTATTTTTTCTGCTTCTTGTTTATAATACTGTGCTAGTTCCATAACTTCAACCTTATTTAGCTTTATCATGCTCCTAGACAGTTGTTCTAAGTAATCTGCCGTTCCTTCACCGTATAGTAAATCTATTTCGATGCCGTGTCGGTACTGTTCACCTGCGTTGTATTTGTTGCAGGATTGACATTGTGCGTGTGCATTCTGTTCGTGATATCTTGTTGCCGAAAATCTACGGCTTTGAAAATGACCACAATCCATTTCTTTCCAATGCTTGATAGTATTACACGTAACACATTTGCACAACTCGTTATGGTTGGCATCACGTAGCCTTACATACTTTGAAAACCAAGAATCGCAAGTAGCTTTGGCACTACTTAGGTTTTTGCTTCTACTCAATCCCATTTAAATCTATTGTTTTAAGATGTGGTTGTTTATTTACAACGTCTATTGTTGGCACTATCCAACCCAATGCGTTTTCGTTATCTACTTTCGATTTAAGGGTTTTATAATTGCCTTCAAATATAAATCTCAGTAAGTAGCCACGATTAAAAATGTACGCTTTTAGGCTATCTCTATCAATATAAACATAGAAGTCAGCCGTGCTTGTAAAAATACCAGACAAAGCCATACGGTTAATGTTTAAAAACTCTATATAGAAATTTTTAGTTTTATGTATTAGTCTATCTGTCTTTACTTCATAAGTGTGTTTTTTACCATATAGAATACTTGTTATATCGTAAAAAGGAAATTCAGATTCTGGTGCAGGTTCTACACTAAAACCTTTCAGTTGTAAATATCTTTGAAATAGATATTCACCATACTTGCCTTCTTCTAGGTCATCTAAAAATTTTGCCTTACTCATCTTTTACTTTATTAAATGACCGTTTATAACGTTCTGTTTTACGCCAATCAGTAAGGGCAATAGCTATTGAATACAAAGCAATAAAACCAAGTACTTTAGCTAATAACCCAACACCATCAAGCATTAAGTTTAACAGTTCCATTTTTATAGTTTTGTAGTTTTCTGATTGTCGTGTAAGCAGGGTCGATTGTGTCCATATTTCTAAATGCCCTAAGTCTTGGCACGGGTATTTGTATAGCAAAACTTAAATCGTTTAGGTCTTGAGAAGAAAGCCATTTACGTATTTCTTCTAGTTCTTTTTCTGGTGTCATAATGGTAATTTAATTGAATGTTCAGCACAGAAGTGTGAAATACGGTCCATGTACTTGTTCATTTGTTCCACATTCATCTTGCTTGTTCTTGTTCTTTTTTGTTTTGGTTTACCGTTTAAATCTCTAGTGGTGTAAACGGGTGCAAATTGGTCTATAAATGCTTCGTGAAGTTCTTCTGGGTAGTAGCCTAAATCTTCACTTATTATTGCTATCCATTTCCAGTATAGCTTGTTTTGTTCAGCACTTCTACTGTTAATGGTCTTACATAATTCTATTGTGTATTCACCATTAGGCAAGGAAGATAGATAGTCCCGAAGGTCAAACTTCCAAGCCTTTGTGGTTTCACCATCTGTTATTCTAAACATTCTTTTGAATCTCATTTAGCAATAGAATAGAAGTAATCCATATTGGGTTTAGATACTGCGTACTTCTGCCGTAAAAGGGTAGGACTACCACCACCCTTTACAAACTCTTCTGCTTTATCCCATTCTGGCATCCCTTCATTTAACCAAGGTTTTTTTTCTTCTTTCTTAAATGCCTTTGATACTTTTGGCTTATTACCTGCGGCAAGGTTACCATCGTCATCTTCTGCTTCTATACCTAGCAAGCTACCTAGTGTAAACCTACGGTAATAGGTTACACAAGCACCAAGTTTTTGTGGGTCATCTATGTTTGGCAAGGCAATAAATGCTTCTACTGAATCACCAGTTTCTATGTCTATGATTCGTGTGCCAACTGCACCATTTTCTATAGGCTGAAGTAGTAGTAAATCTTCTGCTATAAGTGCAGGTCGTACTGCTTCTATCAGTTGGTTAATATCAAAATACTTTGACTTGAAGAAAGGATTAGTTGAATCCTTCTTCATCTTTTCCATTGTGCTTGTTACCTTAAATAATTTTTTGTAAATCTTCATTTGATTGTTCCATTTTTATATATCCGTTACCTTGTTTGATTTGTACGGGTTCGATTACTTCGCCCGTGTGTTGGTCCACTATTGAAACGCCATCTTTAGTTGCTACCTTTATTAGTCTTTCTATTCGCTTCTTTTCTGTGTCTGCTTCTTTCCACATTGAACTTTCTTTATAGTCGTAAGAAGTTCTGCCTGCAACATGGGTAATTTTGTACCCATTTACAACTAGGGCTTCTTTGCTATCTAAGTAAGTTAGTTCGTCAATCATTTGACTTTCTATTTGCTTTATAGCGTATTCAATTTCGCTTTTTAAAGCACGAAGTGTTACATAGGCATTACTTGCCTTAAGGTTACCTTCTTCTACCTTCTTGATTAAGTTATACGGTTCTTCTATTGGCATAATGTACTAAGTATGTTCCAGTTATTGTTATCATTGCAAATTGTATAAGTATGTGCTTCATGGTTTCCCCTTCTGCCATAAGGAAGAAGAAGAATATGATGCCACAAATGTATGCTAGTATTTTTTTCATTGTTATCTATTTGTTATTGTTCTGTAATTTTGTTAGTGGTATAATTTTTCTATTCTATGTGGTCCATGTTCTTTTAATAAAACACGAACTTCTGTAGCCATTCTATAATAAGCAGTAGATTTCCCATCTTCATAATCTGATTTTAAAGAATCAGACTTATCTATCTTTTTATAAGCATCAGATACTAAATCGGCTAAATCTTCTAATAAATTATTATAAAGACTTGTTGTTTTTTCGTATTCAGCTTTTGCTACTTCTACCATTTCTATTTTCATTATTCTGTAGTTTTGTTATCGTTTGTTGAAAGAAATATACAAATAATAAATTTAACTTACTAAATTTATTTTTAATTTATTTTAAATAAAAGTTAAATAGTGGATATAATACGCCCTTAGATACCTTTAAACAAAGAAAAATTAGAAACTTTCTACTGGCGTTTCTATTACTTGGGTTATAATAAATTGGTCTGAATTTGATTTCTTAAGCTTGAAATCTACAAACCAACCACCAATATCAGTTGGGTTAAAATTCTTTTCAACTGCCCATCCCGATTTACCTGCACCAATGCCATCTACATAACTACCCGACTGAATGTACTTTATCTTATCCTTGTAGATTCTGCCATTTGGTGAAACTCGCATTCTTGCAGTCGATGGGTCGTACCATTTTTGGTGTGTATGACCACGGACCAATATGTTGGCATCTGGGTATTTCATCGCTTCAATCTGAACATCTAGCATACCCTTAGAACGTTTAGCACTTCCACCGAAGCCATGGTGATAGTGTATTTTGCAAATCTGACTGGAACGCTTGTTCCTTAATCGCAAAAATACCCAACCAGAATATGCACCTAATTGGATATTAACCCCTTGTTCTAAATTCAATGCCCAAACGATACTGCGTAAAATATCGTGGTTGTGAAATTTGTTTATAGTCTTTTCATGATTGCCATAAGACATAAGGGCTATATTCTTTGCGTAAGGCTTTAAAAACTCAATAGTGTATTCAGCTACTAAATCAAGGTAGGTACGCCCATGCTGAATGAATTGTGGGTCTATATCTTCACGTTGTAAACGTCTGTCCCCATAAGAACCCATGACATCTAACAAATCGCCAAAAATAAAGATAAGCCCATTAGCTTCTTTTATTTCGTCAAAGTGTCTTTTAAGTATGTTCCTTTTACACCCAATAGAATCTAAGTGTATATCAGAACAAAAAAGTGTGGGAACTATGTCAGTAGAACGGCATCCATCAAATTCAAATAAATGCACATTTTCGGACAACTCTTCAACGTGCTTCTTCATATAATTTGGTTAATAAATGTTTACCGAAATTATGACTTTTTATCTGAAAAGTAAAATAACCAACAAGTTACCCACACACTAGAATTATTCTTCAGTCTTTTCGGCTTCTTCGGCTTGAGCCTTTAAGGTATTTTCATACCCTTGCTTTACATATCTGATTTCATCAAGTTGCATCTGTGTTCTTGCTTCTTGAACGTTCAGTTCTTCGATTCTTTCTTCTAGTGTCATGTTGTATAATTATATTAAGGTTAAGACCAAATATAACTACCAAGGCATTCCTTTCAAAGTCGAAGGATTCTTTTGTGCTTCTATTTGGTCGGTCAATGATTGCTCCACATCTTCTTCGCCTACTTCAGCTTTAACCCAACCAAGAACGATTTCTTCGGTTAAGTCATCAAAAGCGATGTAATCTTCAGATGATGCATCAGGTTGAAAAGAGCAAGAACCGTACCTTCTTGAACTGTATGACATAGCGTCATCGCCTTCGCCAACAGTTTCGGTATGGGTGCAATCCCAATGTGCTACAACGACCCCTTTGTCAGAGTCGTTAGTGTATTCTAGTGTGTTAATTTTCCAGTTCATTTTTATTGGTTTTTAAGTTGTTCAATTTCTGCTCTAAGTTCTTGTATTGCTCCTACTAATAAAGGAACTAGCTTGCTCTGGTCGATACCTTGATAAACTGGTCTTGTACCCATCACTGCTTCTTCGATAATGTTTCCATCATCATCAAGAACGGCAGGTGTTACTTCGTATTCTTCGGTAGCATCCTTTTCCCCAGTTATCGCTTCGGGTACAACATCAGCTACTTCGTGTGCTAAGAATCCATCAACAGTTGTATCAGCATCAGCAATAAAATTAAATCTACTAGGCTTTAGTTGGTCAACCCTATTCAAAGCACCAGTCATTTCTACAACGTTTTCTTTTAGTCGGTAGTCAGAAGAAGTAACAAAAGAAGTTGCAGAACCACCAAGTTGTATTGAACCAACATTTCCGTTAGGGTTGTAAAATCTTTGCACAGAAACAGTAGTTGTAGTGCTTGTAGCTTGAAGTAACTGCCTAAGACCACTTCCACCATCAATGAATGCACTGCCATAATTAGCAGTACCGTTTGGTGTTCCAGTAGTTCCTATATAAGCACCAGTACCTAGATATAGGTTTTTCCATCTATTTGAAGTACTTCCTAGATTGATTGCGTTATCTGCTACTGCTCCTGCTCTATCACAAGGTTGTATAATGCCAGTATTAGCATCTATAGAAGCACCTAATATACCTGCTCCTTTTAAGCTACTTCTAGGGTCAAGAATAATATGACTTATAACACCTGATGTACTACCAATACTTCCGACTTGTGTACTATCTTTGTAAAATCTTAGTATTTCACCATCGTCAGTAAGTCTTTTAAATGCCGTAGTAAAACCACCATCACGAATATGGTATCCTGCACCATTAGCAAAAAGAACATGACCTGCATCAGTAAAATTGTCTGATGTTTTACCCACTAATACTGAACCAGTATCATCAATCAAAAAGGTTGGTGTGAAACTTGCATAAGTTCCAAAACCTACTCTAAATGGAGTTGTGGAGCTTGAATAGGATGCTATATGAGTTGTATCGCCATTACTAGCGATACGCATACGCTCAGTATGCCCTGTGGCAAATTGCATACTATCCGTATTATGATTGTACTGAATATAACCTTCATAGGTAGTTGCTGAAGTTGTACCATCAGCAAAGCACAATGCACCGTTTGAATCATCTCCAGTATAAATTGTAATTCCTTCTGAACCTGAGCCTGAGCCAACCACAAGATTTCCTGCACTATTAGGAGCATTAATGGTACTTGCTACGGTATTACCAATCCCAACGTTACCGCTTGAATCAATGCGCATATCTTCGCCAGTACCAGTTGTACTTGCCCTAAACGTCATGGCATCATTAGCAAAGTCATAAAGAACATAACCCCTATTTTGGTTGTTGTCTGTTCTTCTAAATAAGATTCCACCCGTACTGTTGTCAGCAGAATGGCTAATGCTCATAAAAGGGCTTGTTCCTTTCAAATGAAGAAGTTGGTCAGGGTCTGACTCGCCAATCCCTACGTTACCGCTTGAATCAATGAGCATTTGTAGATTTGCACCAGCAGTATAAAATTCCATAGAATCTGAACTGTGGTTATATCTTAAAAATCCCCTATACGCTTCATCACCAGTAGTTCCATCTGCAAAAAATAAGTTCCCAGTACCTGAAGAATCACTAAAAATTGTCATACCATGCGAAGCACTTCCATTACCAAGCACTAATTCCCTACCATTTGAAAGAAACGAAGAAGGAGATGTATTGTTAATCCCAACGTTACCCGAACTATCGACACGAAGGCGTTCTGCATTGTTAGCGTATAGCGTTAAATTATCCCCAACACTTCCAATACCTTGCAACGAATTAGTAGTACTGTTATCCATTATGGATATGTATGCAGTTCCATCAGTTGATTCAAATCTAGCTACTTCATTTGTTGAGCCACTACTAACATGCAATTTTTCACTAGGCGTAACACCAATACCCACGTTACCCGAACTATCGATGGTTACTTCGTCATTACCTGCACCGTTGTAATTTAATCGTAATGTGTTGTCGGTATATGTGTAAGCTAACCATTTATTCGTACTGTTAGTCGCTTGAAGGCTCATAGTACCTTTAACATCTAATTTAGTACTAGGCGAAGTACCAATCCCTACGTTACCCGAACTATCGATGACTAAAGCAGGATTGCTAAAAGTGGTGCCACCTGCCGTTGTTGATGGTGTTATTTCAAGAGCATTTGCAACGTTTTCTTGTATGGCAATTTGAAAATTAGTATTAGATGCAGTTTTAAATATATATTGCGGACTTGTACCACTATGAGTGATGTTCCCCGAACTGTCGATACGCATCTTTTCGCTACCCGATACTTGAAACTCTATATTTGTTCCAGTAGCATTGTTGATTTGTGCGTTACCCGTACCCGTTGGACCAATGTTTATGCGACTAGCAATATTAGTACCAATAGACTTCAGCCAAAGTGTATCGGTATAACCAGATGGCGCTTGTAATGTTAAAGGCGTATTAGCAACAAACGAATTAGTACCAATCCCAACTTGTGTAAGTAATTGACCATCACCGTTTTGTAGTCCACCAGTAGTTGGTGAACCTGCCGTTGTGCCAGTAGTTACTAGATTACCGTATGTGTCTTTTAGTTGAGTTCCCGATAGATTCATAATTTAATGCTTGTCAAAATACATTGATGATTGATTCCAAATTTGATTGGAGCGTGATAAGACACCCCATCTGATGTGTGATATATAGGTTAATAATCTCAATCTAGTATATCTATTAATAAGAATTTAGCCGTTCTTTCGCTTGCTTCGTTCTGTGAGCCATTCAATCGCACTTTGTTTACGTCTTTAAACACATCAGCAGGTAATGAATGCTTTCCAGTTGCTACCGTTACCGAATACTTATTTCCAAACGTATCGTATATATCGAACCACGTTCCATCTACTTCGACTTGTACGTCAAAAGATGTGTTCGTGTATGTTCCTTCTAGGATTAAGGAGCCTATTTCAAATTCTTTGTTTCTGTCATCTATCTCTACTGCTGAAGAAACAGATTGACCGCTTGTAATTGTCGTTGTTCTGATTTGAGCCATAGTTTTACATTTGTTTACAAATTACGAAATTTCTGTATCTTTTGAAATTACCCTTATGAAATCTTTAGGAATCCGTTACTGTCTTTATAGACTACATTAGGCTCTATTGGCTTGGTGCTTGGTATATTAACCAGCTTCGTAATACCTGCTAATTTATTTTCTTCCCTTGTTAGCCTTGCATATTGCTCATTACTTGAATCTATATATAAACCATCTAGTCCAAATCGGCTTCTACTGTCTGCACTTCTAAATAATAGATTTGATGTAAGTGTAAATTGTGCATCGTTGCCCGTGTTGTTTCCATTTACAACGATTTTTACTTTATAATGCGTATAAGAATAATTAAATGCACTAAACGTAACCCTAGACAAGTCATTTATTGATACGCAATCAGTTCCTAGAAAGTTTGCAACTAGATTTGTGGCAGTTCCACTTGTACCACCATATATTTGACCTTCAATATAAAAACTTGGATTAGGGTCAGGTGTTCCCGAACCTGCATTAGATAGCTTTGCTTCAACATCTACATACAATGAATCGCCTTCGTCTATTGCAAATACGCTAGTTTCGTAAGGCGTTGTTGTTTGCGTTATTATTGTATTTAAACCTGCATTGTGATGCGTTGTTTCTGTTAAGGTATAGCCACCACTATTTATATCTATTACAGTTCTGACTTTATTGGTGTCGTATAATTCTATTTCTTGACTAGAAGAATCTATTTTTAAACCACTTTCTGCACCTGAATCAGTTGTGTCTAACCTAAATGCCTGCGTTTCTATTTCAAATGTGCCTGCATTCTCATTAAATGATAAGAAGTTAGTACCATCGCCTACTTTAAACTGTACAGTACCCTGACCTAGTTTCCAATAGTTTTGATTGTCTATTCCACTAGAATTTATTTGTAAACCTTGATTATTTAAATCTAATTTACCAACGGTCATTAATGCCGAACCCGTACCAATGACTATGTTTTCATTCGCACTACTTATATCTAGGTTTGTAGTATCTAAATTAAATGTGTCGGTCTGTATGTCAAAACTTGTACCATTAAACGATAGGAAGTTTGTACTATCACCCACCTTGAAGGCATTGCTTGTAAGTTGTGCAAGTGTACTAGTTCCATCCTTTAAGAATAATCCGCCATCAGTAACTAAGATATGCTCGTTTGAATTATCGCCTGCAAAGAATCCGAAAGTTTCAGAAGTTAAACCCGAATATCCAGTAGAATTACTTGGTCTTGGTCCTAAATCGCCAAAAGCTACCCTAGTATTTGCTTCGTTTTGTAAATCAGAAAACCCATTTACTTCGGTTTGCATTCTCATTATAAGGCTATCTTCTGACCTATCTACGTTACGATACATTATAGCCTGCCTATCTGCATCTAATGTATTACCATAGGCAACAATCAAATCACCAGTAACTAAGTCAGTAAGATTGCCCGAAGTAATAGAAACTTCTATATCATTACCTACTACACCAAGAACACCACCACGAACCGACTTAACAATAGAACCAGTTCCACCACTTTCTAAGTCGTTATTTATATCGGTAACCTGACAGATAAATAAGTCATTTTCTTTGAATGAATTGCCTGCCGTACCAGTTACGTTTTCAACTGTAATAGTGTCATTGTCTGAATCAACACTTACTACTCTACCTTGTGCAATACTAAGGATTTCAGAACCGCCTATCGTACTAATCTGTTTTGCTATAAACTCAAAGACTCGTAACGCTCCACGTACCCTTAACTCTTGTAATTCTGCCGAGCCATCTGCTTGTATCTGCCAATTCGTTCCCGACCACCCAGTAGCATACCCATCATCTGCTAAGTTTGCTTGCGTAGTCAAATCGCCTTGTAGGTTCATCGTACTATTAAAGTCAGCTTCACCCGATAAAGTAAGCGAGCCACCTACCGAAGCATTATTCGTAACCGATAAAGTATCAAAGATTACGCCATCAGTAGTCTGAACATCTTGGTTCATAGCGTATAACTCGTTATCGCCTTGACCAGTATTCAATGTAGGAGCATCTAGCGTTCCTAATATTGTAGTATTACCACTTACATCTAGCGTAGTGCCTATTGATACAGATTCTGCTACATCTAATTCATCGGTAATGTATAAGCTACCTGCTAGATTTATTGCACCAGTGAAATAGTAGTCGCTTGTATTCCAAACTTCTGTGGCAGTATTCCATATTAAATCAGCTTGTGCATCTAGTTCATTAGTTCTAACAACGCCCGTTACAGTTAAATCATTATTTATGGTAACTAAATTGCTAGCTATATTAACATCAATTACATCAGTTGTTACTGCTTGGTTGTTAGCATCACCTGCGAATATTTTTCCTTCGTCTAGGTTAGGTACGGCATTGGTACGACCTGCACCCATGATATAGATTTGCCCACTACTAGCATGGCTTCTTACTACCTTAGCAATCTTTTGTAATAAATTTGCTTCAGTTGTTGGTGGTGTATTTACAAGCGTACCACTAGGACCAATAAACAACTCATCGCCTACACTAAAACTACTTGTATCTATTTCTATAAGCTTACCATGGGTAACTATATCACCCATAGCATTATTGTTTACATTTGCTGATAAAATACCAATAGAAGGCATTGTGCCACTACCATCCGAATCAGCTACATCTATGGTAAATTGTTGACCTTCTGCATTTTGTCCCGATATGTAAACTGGTGTACCTTTTGTTAATGTACCACCAGTTTCATTTTTTCCTTGTACGTGAATAGCACCAGTTAAATCTCCAATAAAATCAGCCGTTACTGTGTTAAAAGTAACATCATCCCCAGTGCCTAAGCCTAGATTATCCCTAGCAGTAGCTACATTCTGTAAGTCAGATAGGTTATTAACTTTTTCCAGATATAAACTAGAACTGCCACTACCACCACCAGTAGAACCCGTACTAGCAGAAGTCGTTACACCTTCACCAGTTGTATTGTAATAAGTAGTAAGTGTATCAGTTCCAGTTGTAAGGTCTGCTTCTATTAAATTAGAAGTCCACTGGTAACTTTTAGAATCCCAAGAACCACCTAAAAAAAAGAAACTTTTACTATCATACTGCACAACTTTATCTGGTTCAAACTCACCATATAAATTAGCACGTATGTTTCTTCGTTGTCCACGTTGAAAGTCTAGTATTTCACGTAGAAGAATTTCTTGATGGCTTACACTTGTAGCTTCACCTATCTGCTTCCAAGCATCTGTAAGGTCATTATTAGAATCTTTTAGTGCAGATAAAGAAGCATTTGCAGGACCATCACCAAAATAAAATGACCCATAATCATATTCTGCATTGAATATACCAGTTTGTTCTAGTTCAAAATCAATACTTAAACTATTTTCAATGTCATCTTGAAAACTAAGGTTAAAAACAATATCCCTAAAATAGCTATATACAACACTTGTAACTATTGTTGGCGATGGGATAAAAGTAATAGTAAGCGTTCCATCTGCGGCATCGGGTATTGGGTCAGTAACTAAACTGACTAAACCACTTTTATATACATGATTACCGTCTGAATCTGTAGTAGTTGGTCCACTAACTTCAATTGTTACTTCTGTTGAACTTGTTCCCCATGCCGTGCCATTCCAATAATATGAACCAGATTGTATTCTAATCTGTGCTGAAGGGTAAGTATCAGCAATACTACCAGTATCAGCTACCCATAAATTAAACTCTAAGCTAATATTACCCGTGCCATCACCTTGCCAGAATTGTGAATAGCTTTCATTAGTTGTGGTAAGCCAAAGTTCCCTTGGTATCTTTATACCTTGAACAACGCTTTGATGGTCAAACTTAGCTTTGTTTCTTTTTATTCCTGCGAAATAGTTATTGGTAGAACTGCCCAATAAGAAAAGGTCATCACTATCTACTGATTCTCTTAAATTCACATTTGTTAATGGTGAACCTTGTTGTACACCACTTGAATTATAAGTCGTAGTAGGAACGCTTGAAGTATCATTTAATGCTGACAACTGAATAAGTTGCCATTCATTATTGGCTTGCCTAAGAATAAGACCATACGTCTTAAGCATATAGATAAGTGCCTGCTCGTTTGAAATAGGTCTATCTACTTCGCCCGATGTTTTAGCGTATGTTCTTAGTCTTTCTTTTTCGTGGTAAACTTGATTAAGAACGTCATCACTTGCACTTATTTCGCTTTCAGTCCATGTAGTATAAGTCTTTATATTTAAACCATAGCCTAATGTATCTAGCAAGTCAGCTATGATTACTATAGCTTTTTGTGAACCAGTTGCTAAAGTGTAATCACCACTAAAGAATATATCTTTGGCTTGAAAATTAGCCGATTGATTACCGTAATTTTCTTCAGTTATAGTAGTTAAATCTGGAACTAATAAACCAGTCCAAACAACTGAACCATCTTTTTTAAGCTTGACTTGGTAATCGCCTAATTCAGAACTAGCAATACTTTCTAAAATAGTTCGTTGTGCAGAATCTTCAACCCGTATTTGACCACTACAACTAGACTTCTGAATGTTGTTAATCTGCCGAAAGGAAAGTTCTTCGTATTGGCGTTGTATTGATACGCCAGTCCATTCAGTACTACTACCAGAATAACCATCTTCTAAAATTTCAAAACGGTAGGTAGTTTCGGTACTGCCTACTATTTTCTTATCAACGAAATAGTATTTCAGTCCGTATGCCATTTATCTACCTAATTTATAGTTCGCTTCTTCTAGTGTAAGTACTAAGTCAGTTCCTTTGATTCTAAATTCGCCACCTAAGTTAATGTTGCTAGTTCCTGCCATCTGCATACCCGTACCCATCAGCTGATTGTTAGGTACAATAGAACCCGATATATTAGGCGTAAATAATTCTGGACCACGTTCACCAACAATATAAGGCTGATTGCTAAATACTGGTCCACCACGGGCTTTCATCATGCCTTTTAAACCTTCTACAAGACCCTTACCGAATTGACCCGTAGGCGCACCTAATATTGATAATAAACCTTTTATAATTAATAACTTTGCAAATTGAGCAAGTATTTCTTTTACTGCTTGCTTTGCCGCACTTAGCATTAGGTCTAAAGACTTTTGAAAGCTATTTTTTCTTGCTTCATTAATCTGTGTTTCAGTATCAAGAAGTTCTTGATTTAATAATGCTATTCTTAAACCATATTCTTTTTGACTTATTTCTTGTTCTGCTAAAGATTGATTTAGTGCATCTTTTTGTTTTTGCAGGTTTATTTTTCTTAGTTCAAGTTCTTGGGTGTTATATTTTCCTGCATTAAATAAGCTTTGTGTAAAAGCATCTAAAGACGATTCTATTATTGTAGCAGATAAGCTACCTAACTTCATCTTAAGACCTTCTAAAACATCGCCAAACTTATTACTACTTTCAACGGCATTATCCATGCTTTCAGCAGTTTCATCTACTGCTTCAGTAGTTTGTTCTGCACCATCTATTAAATCAAATATTGGTTGCATTAAGGCATTAAGTCCATCCTTAACTAAAGACTGCATATTGGTCTTAAGATTATTGACAGAATCACCAAAGCTTACAAAACCCTGCATTCCCCTATTTTCAATGTCCATGCCTGCCGCTAATGCTTCGCTTCGCATTCTTTCTAATTCATTCCTAGCACCTGCTAAGCCAACTGCAACGCCACCCATGGTAGTCATAAATACATTACCAAGCGTACTACCTGCAATTCGCATTAAATGCTCCATATTAAGGAACGAAAGCAAGAAGTCAGTAACCATGAACTTCATGCCATTAAAAGCAAAATCTGCTCTATCACGTAATGCTAAAAAGTTATCTGCTATGCTTTGTGCAGTTATACCTACTAAACTTAAGACTGCTACGACTAATAAAATCTTTAGATTTATTAATGACATAGCTTTTGTCAATGTACTTAACGCTATAAGTAATGGACCACCTGCACCTATTACTGCCGCTATTACTAATATTTTCTTTTTTACTTCATCGGACATATTAGAAAATGCCGTAGTAAGTGCTTGTATTTTTATAGTGGCATCTTTTACAAGGTTTTTTAAATCAAAAGTTTTTACTAACTCTTCACCCATTACGGCTAAAGCACCAGTAACGTTATCACGGAAAGTAGAAAATACCCCAGATAATGTTTGGCTTCCCTTTTCCATTCCACCAAAGAATTGCCCACCTTCGCTTGTAGCAGTTTTAAAAGCATCCCTTATCATGTCGGCAGAAATAGCACCCTTAGCCATTTCATCTTTTAATACTGACATACTTTTGCCAGTCTTTTCAGATATAATTTGTAAAGGGTTAAAGCCTTGGTCAATCATCATATTGATTTCCTGACCCATAGCCTTACCATTAGATACTATCCTAGAAAAAGCTAACGTTAGCGTATCTAATTTCTGACCATTACCCATAGCAACATCACCAAGCATTCGTAATGTGTCAGCACTATCATCAGTTGTAAAACCAAATGATAGCATGGTCTTGGTAGCCTTTGCTAGTTGTGCAGTTTCAAAGGGTGTGCTTGCCGCAAATGCTCTAAGGCGTTCAAATACTTTTGCACCTTCTTCGGCTGAACCAGTAAGCACTTCAAAAGATGTGCGTAAATCTTCAAATTCTGCGGCAGTTTTTATAGCCCTGCCACCAAGTAATGTTAGTGGTGCAGTTACACTAACACTTAGTTTTCTACCTAAGCCATTTAAATCTTGGCTAAAACTCTTTAGTTGATACCTTGCTTTATTGATGCCACCAGTAAGCCCAGTAATATTAGCACCAATCTGTACATTCAACTTACCTAGCATTATTTCCCCCTACTTTTTTCGACCATTTCTATTATATCAAAAAGCTTCTTTCTATCTATCTTGGTTGGTTCGCTATTTGATTTTAAGGGGAACATTTTTTCTGGTGTTAATTTTTTTCTTGCCTTTCCTTCTAATCCCGAATATGCAGAAATTAAGAAGGCGTTTATTCGCATGACATTAAAATCATGCTTTCTGTTTTCTGTAAATGCTCTTGCCATTAAGTTGAAGTCATACATAGTTGTACTTCTTAACTCGTCAGGCTTTAACCCCATCTGATAACCTAGTATTAAAAGTTCTTGTAAACTTTCAATCGGTTGCCCAGTTACTTCTGGGCTTTTAGGTTTCCCACCGATTCTTTTACTAAGTCAAACACTTGGGATAATTGAGCAAAGTCCATAGTTCCGATAGATTCGCTAGGCACTTCCTTACCACCAGAAGCTGATAGGGCTTGGATAAATAGTTTGATGTTAGGCACTTTATCTAATGCTTCATCTAAACCATTTAGTCCTACCCCTGCTTCTTCGGTAAAGCGCTCTAAGGCGTTAAGGTCAAACCTAAACGAATAACTTATACCATCTATGGTTACTTTTTTAGAACCCTTCATTAACCCTTAGTAACAGTTGATGCAGTTAAAGCACCTTTGCCAGTAAAAGAACCAGATAAAGTTGCAGTATCTTCATTACCTGCTACAAAACTTACAGAAGCACAAGAAGCTTCGCCAGTATATTTTACATAAGTACCAGAAGGTAAATCACCTGCTGAATCATTTGGTACAAACTCAACATCAACAGTATTTCTGTTAAGTATATAATTACCTAGTTGTTCTACTGTACCACTTGTAGATACAAAGTTTGCAATCCCATCTACATCAATAGACCAAGATTTTTGTCCTTGTATATGGTCAGCCCATCCTGAAGAATCTTTAGATGAAGCATCTGGTAAATCCATTTCTATATTTAAAGTTGCAGAAGTAGTAGCACCTAAAGTTGCAGGTGTTCCACCATCAACATCAACGTTAAATAAAATTAGTGTTCCGTTTATTGCCGCCATAGTTTTATTATGTTTGATTTAAGTTAAACTTTGTAAAAGATAAAAAATTTGTAGCAATATTGATATAGCACTTATTTTTCTTCTATGATGTGCCGAAATCTTAATTCACGTATGAAATAAGTGTATGTGCTAGTCTTTTCTTTTCTGGATAAGTCTGTTTCAACGACTGAGTTTATTACGTTAAAATTAGTAAGATTGAATGGCACTGGTCTTGCCCTAATGATTTCTTTTACTTGATTGACTACGTTATTAAGATTAGCACGACTACCATTGTCTAAACTAAATCTATCTACTACACTTAAAGAAAAAGTAACATCATCCATAAAGGTTGTCTTAGTAGAGTTATCACTTAACGTAGTGTCATTAAACTGTATATGTGGGTATGTACCATTAGCAGGAACTTCATCATACACGGCAACTGGATTGCCAGATAAAGTTACATTAGTATTTAATAGCGTGTAATATGCTACTTGTAGTTCTGTTGTGCTATCTTTTGCCATCGACTACCCTTTTAATTTCTTTAAAAATTACTTTTCTTTGTTTTTCATACGCAGGAAATAAATATGGTGTTGCATACATACCACCAGAACCACCACTAGATTTTTTAAATTGTATAGCGTAAGCTGAATAATCAACTCCTTCTATTTCAGTTTCTACCCTAGATTTAGTTCCAAATTCTACATAGGGTGCATATTCTAAATTAGTGCCAACTTCCCTACCTAGTTGATGTGTTTTTGTTGTTTTAATAGAACTTCTTAAAACACCAGTATCTACTCTATCCCTATTAATTATTGGATATATAGAACTTAGATTTTTTTTGGCGTTACTTTCTATTTTTAAGGCATTACGATTAATAACTCGTTCAACATCCTTGGTCATAGTTTTACTTAACAATGTAAGCTTATTAAGTACACTTTGTAGTTCTGCTCTATTTACTCTAGTATCAATCGACATCTTCTACCGCTATTAGTTCTGTGAAAGAATGTTCTTCGCCTTTATCTTGGGCGTATTCAACGTTAAATGTACGCCCATCGTATTGAACTCTTAACAGATAGTCATAGGTAGCTTTACTGTAGCCAAGGCTTACAAAATCATCACGGTATCTTGTAACAATTTTATATTTTACTTTACCTTTTAGCCCACCTACTTCATAAGATTCACGACCTGACAAAGCATTTACATTACCCCAAACAGTAGCAAGCGTGTTCCATGTTTGGGTGTTACCACCCATTCCATCCGAAGCAAGACTGTAATACTGGATTGTCAGTCTTTGCTTCATTAAACCTACATTCGCTTGTCTGTTTTTTGTTTTCATTCATCAGATTAGTTTAGCGTACTTTTTGAAATGCGATTTAGAACCATTAGGTAGTTCACTAACACCACCTTCTACTAAATCTTGTCTATCTTCATAGCTAGATAGAACTGCTTTTTTTATACCAAGCGTAATGCCATTAGGTATAGAAGTATAGCCTGCTACATATACTACTTTTAATCGCATCCTTTCAAATGGATTTTCGTAAGCGTATAGGCTATTAAAAACAAGGGTATCACCTTGTAAGTAATAATCATCCCCTGCCGTCAATGTAGTTTCAGTGCCTTCGTGATTTATGATTTTGACAGAACTCACCGACTGAGCAGGGAATAAAGGCAAGTCAACCCGTTTAGCATAGCTTTCCCATTCAGCCGTTACAGTTTTTTCTATTAGTTGAAAAGAATAAGTTTCTTCAACTACATCTATAACTTCAGCTACTAAGCTTGCTATTAAAGTATCTTCATCACTTGATTCTACTTTCATCCAAGATTTTGCGTTTGCCGTGCTAAGTACATCAGTTGAAGCATTTGTACCAGTTGCTACTGTTGAAACTGTTACAACGCCATTTTGCCCGTAATCTGGTGAAACAATACTACTTCTTAGCATTTAACTCATCCTTTAATTTTATAGCTTTGGGTTCTGGTAGTCTATCTATTATTTGGTTGCCTTTCTTGACATAGTACATAGTCTTAGTGTTCTTATCTTTTTCTATGTGTACTTTGTCAGTTGCATTGTATGCTTTTTTATCTTCTTTAGTTTCATACAATAAACCACGTTTAAGCATATCAGCCATTGTAGCATTATCTGCTTTGAAAGGTTGGTCTATTTTGTACGGTTGTTTACCGTACCTAAAGTTTTTTCTACATCTATACATAGCAATAAAATTAATTAAGAAGGATGGGCAGGAATCGAACCTGCCCAAGTTCCAAACATCCTTAGGGTAATCTTAAGAATTACCTGCGTTCTGTATTGCAGTAGTGAAGTTACCAAACGCACCTGCATTAGGCAAGTAAGTTGGTAGTGCTAAACGACCACTAATTTGTACAGTTACTAAATCTTTAACCACATTGTCTTGGTCTTGCTCGTAGAAACGAACTTGCATAGACTCACGGTCAAATAAAGTACATAGTTGAGCAAAGTCAGCTACTAGGAAGTCATTAGCATTTCCATCAGTTGCATTGATTGCATTAGTAGCAATAATAGGTACGCCACGTACAACTGGTACACGGGTTCCATAAACAACATCATTAGGGAATACATAGTTACCGTTAGCATCTTTTCTACGAATCATGTCATAGAATCGACCTATTGACATCATGATTGCAGATGGTGTGAAGTTACGGTTTTCAACTTGTCTAAGTGCTTCAAGTATTACATCATGCTCAGTTGCATCAGCATCGCCAGTATATTGGTCTAAAGTATAGTCAGTAGAAGTTACTGTCAAGCCATAAGTTGAATCATATAGCAAGTAAGAATCTTCTTCTTTCATGTACTTTTCCATTCCACGTAGTGAAATGTGGCTAGCTAGTCCTGCAGTATCATTCAATGCTTCTTTAGAAACACGGAAGTGTGCCGCAATTTTTTCAACAACGGCATCAGTTGCAGTTAGGTCAAAATCGTTTTGTCCAGAAGCATTACCTTCAGCAACAATAGCAGTATTGTCTGTGAAGTTGCTTTCTTTGATGTAACGAATTTTGTCGCTATTAGTTGTACCGTTTGGTAGGAACTGTCGCACGTGAGTTTTACGCTCGGCATCGTACTTCATACCTGCAACATAATCAGCAGGAACTACATCACCAGTATAAGCATCAGCTTCAGTTATAACTGCTTTAGTGTCCATAGTAAAGCCAGAAATGTTACCTGCTTTGAAGGCATTCATTTGCTCTTGAACATTTTTGCTTTCTAGTGATTCTTGAAGAATGTTTTTAACACTAGCAGGCTTGCTACCAGAACCTAATCTGTTAGCAGACTTTTCAATAGCTTCTAATCTATCTTTTTGGCTAGAAATTAATTCTTCGATGTTTTTGATTTCAGACTTGGTAGCTGAATCAGCTTCGCCCGCAAGGCTTACTTGCTCTTGAAGTTTGTCATAACGGGATTCTAAATCGCCTTTAAGAACATCCATGTGCCCTTTTACCGATTCAAGCCCTTCTGATAAGGTTTTTTCTAAGTCCATTGTTTGAACTCCTTTTCGATTTTTAGTTGATTGTTGAATTGTTTAAATACATTTTCAATCAGTTCGGCTTCATTCTTTAAAGTGGCTTGAACCGGCTTCTTGGTTTGAAGTGAATCTTTAAACGATTGTTCTATGTGTTTAAGTTGTGCTTCTATTAGCCTAAATGTTTCATCGGTATAATCACCCGAATAGAAGGCTTTAGAAAGTTCTTTGTATTTTTCTACTTGGTTCTTGATAGACCCTTTAGCCATACCACCTATAGCCATTTCATTTGCTCCCCAAGTTACTGTTGAGCCTTCCCACATCTTGCATTCCTTAACGATGTAAGCATCATCTTCTTGACTATAATCACGTTGGATAAAGTTTATACCAACTGAATGCTCTTTAAGTATTCCATCACGGTAAAGTTTAAGAACATCCGTTCCTAATTCTGTGTCAGAAATCATAGTACGGAAATACAAGCCCTTAGAATCTTCTATCAATGTCATGGGCTTGCCTAGTACTTGTAATGGGTCATGCTGATAAAGGTGCATGATTCTGTTCTTACCATTAGGACCATTTTCTTGCAGGGTCTTTTCGTATGCACCCTTCATAATTACATCGCCATCAGAATCTTTAAAGTCAAAGACAGAATAATATCCTTCGACAATTCTTTTTTCTACATCTACGCCTTCAATCGTAGCATTAGTGTCTTTAGTAATCCATGGTAAGTTCATATTTTTACCTTGTCGTTGTTCTTCTAGTTGTAAGTTTGTTTCATGGCTACTACAAGCCATGTAAAATGTTTCACCATCCATTGTATGCGTGTGTGTTCCACGACATCCTAAAAATTCAGCATATTCTTCAGCTTCTTCTTCTGTTCTGAAATATGAAAGTTGTGGTGCTTTTTCTTCCATTTCGTAATGATGATTTTTTGAACTCATAGGATGCCCTTGTGGTAATAAGTCTGTGTCATGTTTTCCGCCAGAAAATTTTCCATTTTTCAATACCCGTAAAAAACTATTCACTCGTCCCATTGCCCATTGTTGTGCAGATGTTACGCTTGGTCGTACAGATTGTGGATTAGTACGGTAAGCACCAATGCCACGGTCATATACTTTTTTTAGAGTTGAAGCAGTTGTTCTTTTAGAAGCAACATCACCTACTTCATCATTATGTTCTTTGGCTTTATCACGTAAAGTGTCCATCAAGCCTTTTTCTACGTATTCTATTTCTATACGTTTCTTATCTTCATCAATTTGTTTTGATTTTCTTATTGCCCAATCTACACCCGAAGTGCCACCCCAAGCATCCCACATCAATCCGCCACATCCATCTTCATAAGGAACATCTTTGTGTTGTCTGTGCCGATTAAAAGAAGCCATACGCTTTACAGTATCTTCGCTTAATGCTTCACCCTTTGCCAACTGGTTAGCCCTAGCCCACCCAACTGGTGTGCCACATCCTTTAGGGTTGCCAGATTCTTCACGGTACTTTAATGCACGTTTGGCGTTATTAGTTGCGGCTTTGGGATAATCGTTGTAAGTCATACAAAAATGGTTTGGTACAAAAATACAAATTTTTTACACCATTTAACAATTCAGTATCTTACATTGTCTAAACCTTTAATTTTTAAAGTAATGGAAAAACTAATAGATAGAGTGCAAGAACAATTAGATAATAATTGGGCAGTCGATAAAACTGATATACAAGCTTTGCTAATGTTTGCTATTTGTTTCTGGAAACAAGTTCATAAATCACATTAGCTAGTTCATCTTGTCTTTTTGAATTTCTTCGCTCGCTTATAAAAATAGATTGATTTTTTGAAGATTCGGTCATTTTAAGCCAATATTCTTTATGTGCCAAACAAATGACCCTTGTCCCCTTTTTCGCTAATTCTAAGCTAGCCATTATATCAGCCATCTTGTATTCTTTCCATGTAAGTGGGTCAAACTTTACAGTATCAGTATGGAAAGCACTAACACCCGTACCTGCTACATGGATTTCATAATCATAGGGAACTGTACGCAAGCAAGGGTAACTGTCATGCCCACTATAGTAGGGTAAATTTAATCCCTTAAGCCTTCTACCATGAAATGTTACCCAAGTATTAGGGTACTTCTTCAAGCCCTTAACAATCGTTTCTACATAGTCTGGTGGATAGATAATATCATCATCACAAGAAAGGTAGATACCCTTGCTTATGGGTAACCAAAAAAACTTGGCATTATCTGTGTAGTCTGGACCAGTATAGACTTCTACATTATCGCCTTCTAATTCTGGTTGGTAATCGTTCCCATAAACACGAACCTTATCAACTTGATGCCTTAAAGAATCTACTACTTGTTGTAGGTTTTCTTTACGTGCTTCTATTGTGGCAAGGTTGGCAGTAATCATTTTTGTGAATCTATCAACTGTTTAATAAATACATCAAACTTTGATTCTAATAAAATTACTATATCACTTTTTAATGCAATAAAAAACAAGGTAAGTATTATTACTAATTGCCAGTCATAAAATGCAGACCATATTAAGCAAGCCATGCCTGCAACCAATCCTAATTTATTCATAAACTTATAAGTGGTTGTTCTTTTCTTAGTTCTGGGTGCATCATGCTTTCATGTTCCCCGTGATAACATAATGATTTTTTAGGTATGTACATAGGAATGCCAAGCTTCCAAAATTTACGGCTTTGACTTTCACCAACACCCGATGAAATCTTTGACCTACCAAACCTGCTTGATGTAATAAAATCTTGTTCAAAATTTATAGCTTTTAGTGTTTGTCTATTTGTAAAATAACCACCATCACAATAGCTAACTTGTATAGAATCAAAACCTTCTAATTTTACTTCTTTGTGTTCTATATAAGTCCAGATTTTAGGTCTGCCATCATTCAAAAGATTGTAGGCGTACTTGCCTTTTACGTTAGTATATAAATGTTCTATTGTTTTGTGGTCCACACTCAGAAAGTCATCAGGTAGGAATAAAAAAAAATCATCATCAGACTGTTTGCATATTTCAAAAGCATATTGCCAATTAAAAAAGTATTGTTCTTTGCCTTTATGTTCTAATCTGTGAAACTCGCACATACCTAAGAAAGGCATGGGGTCAAAATTACTACCATCGTCTATAACTATAGGCTTTTCTGGGCATTGCCCTATTACTTTCTTAAGTAATTCTGGTCTGTTATAGCTAAATATTATCGTCATAAGGTTCGTAGATAACAGTACAACGGCAGTTAATTGTATTGCTTGGAGCCGCACCTAATGAAGAATCAGCAGGGTATTTCATTTCATCAACACCCACTTGGAAGTTTCCATCTAATGTGTTTACAACTTGACCATCAACGGCTAAATGTAAATCCCTTGTTCTGTCATCTTGTGTAGCTAACCATATTTTTTTTGATGGTACACCAGAAGCTTTTGCACCCAATAAAGAACCTGCATTTGATGCTGAAACTATTTCAGTCCTACCTATAAGCATACCCCTTCTAGTGCTGAAACTATAAGTTTTTGCTAATTCTTTGGCAAAAATAGGAATGGGCGTTCCTTCTTTTAATGCTATAGCAACCTTAGCATATATTTCTTTCTTAGTAGTATCATCTATAGAATTCCATATTTTAGTTTTGTTGTCTATTAACCAACTAGAAATAACAACATCCCAATCCACACTAATTTCTTTTTTTAATATTTCTTTAAACTGCGCATAGGTTTCTTGAGCAAATACCTTCATAACACGACCATACACCTTTTCAAAGGCTTCTTGTATGGGTTCACTTGTTACTATGCCTTCTAAATCAAAGTCAATTTTACCAACTCGTTCTACTTCATTTAAGTACGCATTGAGTTGCTTGCGTAGTGCTTTAGTAAATATTCGTTCTGCGTACTTTTCGAAGGACCTAATTTTATTGTCGTAAGCCTTCCATGTCATGTACTTTTTATAAGATTCGATATTTGTCTTAGGTATTGGCATAAATAAAAAACCCTAGACCTTTTCAGAGCCTAGGGTATAGATAACAAAATAAAAGTCAAAGTCCATTAAGAAGTTCTTGTAATACTTGGCTGAATTTTTCTACATCATCAGCACTAAGCCAACCCATAATAAGTGCAGTTGTAAGTCCTATAGCTACAATATTGCGGAGCGTAAAAGCTTCAAGAAGTTCGTTTTTAGTTTGATTCCATTCGCCCGAAACAACTGCCTTGAGTGCTTTACCTAAGAATTGATTAGGCAAGGGCAAAATATCTAATGCTCCATGCAACACTTCGCCTGCTTTGTTTTTTCCTTCAACAGTTTTACGAACAACATGAATAATTTTTAAGTCTTTTAATTTTTTCATTTCATCATTTCCGATATAGCGTTAAATAAAGCACTTGACCCCAAGCCTGCACCAGTTGCCCATGCAATTATTTTTTGTTTAAACTTTTGTAGTTCAACTATTTGTTCTGTGTTCTGGGTAACTTTTTTTACAAGTCCTTCCTGACCGAACTCATTACCTACTAAAGCTTCTTTAATTTCTTGTACATCCTTTGCTAGTACTTCAATCATAGCTTCTAGTTTATTTATATCGTATTTTACTTGGTTTATTTCTTTATCCATAATAGTGCCATATTACGTTTGATGCTTTATCTTTATCCATATCAACATGAATAAAATTCTTTCCAATACCGATGCGATTCAAACCAACAGAAAGTAAGGAATTTATTATTTTATATCTAGTAATACTATCTTGAGCCTTTAAGTCTATTGCCAAGCCTTTTGTGTGGCTACTTGTTCCATCCCTGCCTTGCTCTTGCTCCCAAATTTCGCTTCTAAAGCCCGATGTTGCTATAAATGGTATCTTAGCAACCATCCTTGCTATATCTATTTTCTTCATGAATTTTTCATTCATTTCTTCTAGCTTGCAGGGTGGATTGCATTTGTCAAAATCTGATTGCGAAAAATATTTAAGCTCCGTATTCATTCTTTAACATTTTAATATCATCATCGGTTAATTCATTAGTCGCATCTGGTATTAGATTCATTGGTATGTATCTGTTATTATCACCAACTGGTTGGTAGCCCATTTCGATACGCTTTTCATCAGCAGTTAGCCACCATGCTTTATTTAACCAGTCTACCTTTTCACTATTATCTTTATTCAACGCATCAATAGCTTGGACATCAAAATCTAAATGATATTTCTTACCAGTTGCTTCATTAAATAATGGAACTAAAGAACGATTCAATTCTGAATAATCCCGTGTAAGTTCTGGGATTACATTATCCATATACAACTGCTTGCGAGATTGCTCTTTGTTGGCGTTGGTTTTGTTGTCTGGGTCATTCAATAATTCACTAGGGAAATTGTAAACATTACATATATCCCGTTGGGTCATCTTGCCTGCTTCAATGATTTCTAAATCAACTGGTGGTATGCCAAACTTTTCAAATCCTAGTTTAACACTGGACACTAACCAAGACTTATAATTACTTGGTCCTTGCATATCACGTAAGTAGTTTTCTAGCTGACTACGTTGCATTGGCGTGAGTTGCTCAAGGTCTGGGTCGGTAGGATAAACCACCCCACTAGCACCACCATTTTTTAGGGCTTTACTTAAAGCTTGGTCCCCATCGTTGCCCAATCGTATAGAACGCCTTGCTGCCTTTAATGGACTCATGCCGTAAAGGTGTGAACCAACTGAATCATAGTCAGGATTCCAATACTTCCAATGTACAACAGTTTCAGCAGGTAGCTGATGCCCATCTTGCCCATACATATCTATGATGTAGCCTTTTATAAGACTTTCATACGTTGGGTCTGCCACTATCTTTGTAAACTGTGAAGGCATTACCCACATCTCACCAACTGTGCCATCGCCCAACTGCACATAATGCGTATAGGCGTTGCCCGTTATAAGCTGAAAGCCCTTCATGTTTTCGTACCATTCAGGATAGCCTTGTAATGGATTTGGTCGGGTCATCAACTTAAAAAGTGGGTCCCGTTCATCATGCACTTCGTCGAATGCTTGATTCTTTAATTCAAGAAGATTATCAATCGTTGATTGCTTTGCCTTATCACGATTTGTAGAAGCTAGCCTTTTATACTTAAGTGCTTTTGCTTCGTTCTTAACAACTTGAACTACGGGTGGTACGGCTGATGCCGCTTTAGTGATTCCATTAACAACGCTATAAACATCTGGGTTTAATTCATACCCATCTTCTACATAAGCGTTTTGGGTATCATCCATACTAATGGGCATACCCCTATGAAATCTAAATAACTGTCTGTTTAATTCGTTCACCAAGTTGGTGTTGGGTGCTTTTGTCCTAGCAAAAGGTAGAAGGTCAGATAGAGCCATAATTTACTTTTTAAGTTGCAGTTAAATTAACAAATATTTACAACTATTGAAATAAGCAAAAAAAAACCACTTGACTTTCAAATCAAATGGCATATCTACAGAATGAATGATTCTACTAAAACTTCAATCTTTTGTGTAAATCTTTATACTGATTGTCGTACTTCAATCTATTAGCATGGTCTTGCCTTAAGTGCATAATACTACTATGGTGCATATTAAACAACCGTGCAAGTTCTATATGACTTAGGCTTACCCAGTTAAAAAATAATGAACGGTAATTAACAAACTTAGACTTTCTACTTTTGATAAACAAAGTATCATAGCCTATGTTCATCTTATCGCAAAATTTTGCAATTAATTCTACGTGGTGTTCTTCTAGTTCCCCAGTTACACATTGTTGAAATCTTTTAAAGGCATCTAGTGCTAAGGTGTACATTCTTTTTCTTTTATTAATTGAAGTGAACGTATTAACTGGAAGCTAGCATTTTTAGCTTTACCATTCTTAAAATAATAGATAGGCGTTGTGCCTAGTCCAGTTTTTCTTGCTAGGTCTGGAACGTGCTTATCTTGAAGCCATTCCCATATTTCTTGTTCTTCTTTATGTGGTTGTGTCATTAGTATCCTTGTTTAGCTTCTATTACTTCTTGTGGGCTTGCAAATTCGCCCATAGGCGCTTGACAGTTAGGGCAAACGACTTCATAGTCGTATTCAGTACCGAAGGCATGGCTAAAGCTATTATCTTCGATTTCCAAATCTTCTATTTTTAGTTCTTCGTCTGAACATTCGCATTTAATCATTGTTCTACCCATGTGAGTTCTGCGCCATACATTTTACGTACTTCGTATCTAATACGGTCCGTGAATCCAATCATGCTTTCCCCTTCTAAGCTGAAGTAGGTAAAGTTATGGTAGGCGTGTTGGAATTTTAAATCCATTTCATAATAAGTAATGGGTTCATCTTTCCAGTCTTTGCATTTTATAGTTCTAAGTGTTCCAGTCATTGTTATCTGTATTTTGTTATTTATATTTCTGATTCAGTAAATTCCAAGTTCCATTTATTAAAAAGCTTGTCAAGTCTTTTCTTTGTAACCGAAAGGGATTTGGAAGAAAAGATTATTGTGCCATTAAACCAAATTAAAAAATGTTGGGTTCTTGGTTGGAACATAATCCAACCTGCTCGAAAATCATCTACTTGATGTCTTTCGCAAAATGCTTCGTTATCAAATTCAAATTCTATTCCGTTTATTAATTCTTGCTTTGTCATTGTTCTGTAGGTTTGTTTGGTATTTTGTAAATGTTACTTTTAGTGGTCGTTGCTTTGTGTAATTCTACGGGCAATCACTAACCCTTCAAGCCTGCCTTGTAAATAATTGTATTTTGGTCTGTATTCATCTACATCAAAAGTGCCTTTTTCCCAATCAGCATCTTCTTGCTTTCTAAGCTTTTTAAATTCTTTTCTTATTTCGTCTATTTCTTCATTTATTTGTTTTATAGTATCGTACATAATTCTGTAGGTTTTGTTATCGTTTATCTTACTTAATGATACGGCATTCCTATATTCAATGCAAATAAATTTTTAAATTATTTTTTATTTATGTGTAGAATCGCCCTTTTTAAGTATGTAGGCTATGATTTTTTTTTAATTTTTTTTTAGGAACGGGTGTTCCTTGTTTTAAATCAAAGAAATATCTAGGGTTTTTTTCTTCATTCGGTCCATGATTGTGTACCTGCCTGCATCTATACCGTGGTTGAAATCATCTATGGGTTTGTTGGTAGGTGAACCACTTCTATCTTTTGCCCATGTGTAGCTACTAAATTCTTCTATTAGGTCCTTGCTTTGTGCGTGTATTTTGATTGGGTAGTCTTGTAGCAACTGGATTCCAAACATGACAGAATCTTTACCTTTCTTAGCAGGCTTGACCCATACACCATGATTTCTTAATTCAGCTATGCTTTTAGGTTCAGCACTATCTGCTACTATTTCATCCGTTATGCCTAGTTCTTTTATTAAACGGCTAATATATTGGTTAGTAAGTTGTCTTCGGTATATGTGTTGCTTCCAGTATAAAGCACCACCTGCATAGCGTATTTCGACAAGGGCAGTCGGGTCGTTTGTGTATCCCCAGTCAAGACCAAAGCATCGCCACTTATAATTTTTTGGAAAGTCGTTTGTAGTTTCAAAGTTAGGAAACACCAATCCTTCTAGCCTACCCACTTCACCTAGCCCATAGACTTGCCATCTGTATTGATTAGCCGTGCCTGCCTTTATGTTTTCGGGCGTAGGTTCGTAGCTTTCTATCTTCTTCTTAATGCTAGATTGTATGAACGCATTATCACGGTAAGTAGAAATAAACCAATCCACGTCATCACGACCGTAAAGCTTTTCGTGCGCCCAGAAGCTTGCCGAAGGATTAAAGTCAATGATGGTCTGGTAAGTAGTACGCATACTAATCTGTTCGAAAATACCATAGTCTATGCCGTTTGCTTCGTTAAAAAATGAATGTGTTCTTTTACCACTTCTTGCATCTATTTCATCATTGTATGAATTAAATTCAATCTTAGAGCCACTAGCAAAGCTGAATACCCTATTGCTTTTATTGTGGTCCTTGAGTTCCTGCGTAAAGAATGGGTCATTAAATATAATTGTTTGTGCATCCCGATACGCACCCACCCTTAAGTTGGGTATGTCTTGACCAACAACAGTAATGACTAAATCATTTTCTGTGCAGGCTTTCATTACTAGGGCTTGCAGTATAGCAAATGTCTTACCAGAAGATGTTCCCCCTTGATGAACTACATAAGGCTTGTCGCTATTCTGTGTAAGCGTATAAAGCTTTGTTACATCTAAGTTATGGTTCAATGACCCGTACAGTTACCGTGTCTATCTTTTCACCATCAGTTGTATGGTCCACACTTTGTTTGGGTTGCCCATACCGATAGGATAGCCAAGTTTTGATTGCAGTATCTGAACCTTCATTAACTCTAAGTGCTAGCTTCTGCCATACTTCAATAGGTGCTAGTGTAGCATCCATAGCTTCTAGCATAGCTATTTCATTAGCCTTTGGCTTTCTACCTGCCTTTCCTTTAGTTGAATGCCCACCGTTATTTCTTCTACCATCTGCCATACATACAATTTAATAAAAAATAATTAATTAAATTACAATCCCCTTAATTCGTATTCAGACTTTAACCGTTTAAAGAATGAATTTGCTCCACCAGTATTGAATAAACCACCAATTAAATCGCCATCATTTAACATCTCTACTATATCATAAAGCCTTGATATTTCTACGTTTGTAAACTCTTTGATAGTCCTAGATTTACTTTGGTTGTAGGGTAATTCATTCTTAGGAATAAATTCATCAGCGTTTAATTTAAACCAGTCGTTAAAACACCTAGCTAGTGCAGATATGTTATTACCATGCCTTTTAGCTACTTCGTAAACGACTGCCATCATCCATACCCCATAGACTGAATCGAATCTAATATCGTCTGGGAATATTGGGTTGTTGACTGTTATGGTTTCATGCAACCTAACTAGATAATCCTTTAGTGCTTTCTTGTCAGTTGGTAGTTCCTTTGTAGCACCAATGTCAATATGGAACTGGTAAAGGGTGTTTAAAATGTTCGTATCGTACTCAAATTTCATCTGTAACGAACGATAATTCTTTACTTCATACTTTGTATCGGCTATGCGTATTTCCATTAGAATGGGTTTTCAAATTTGTTATCTTTTTGTTTGGTGAATTTTACGTAATTGTTTGCCCATGTGCTAGCTTGAAGTTTCCATCTTTTAATTTTTCTACCATTCTTTTTCCAATCTAGTGATTCATAATGGTTGATAAAGTTTTCAGCTTCTAGTGTTATATGGGTGCTACCAATCTTATCAGTTTCAGTAAAATATTTTTCTACTTCCGATAGTGTGGGTATTATATTCTTTTCATTCTTATCATTCTTTACATTCTTTTCATTCTTAGTAGTTGTTACTTGTTTGTTAGTTGTTTGTTGCTTGTTTGTTAGTTGTTTGTTGCTCCGTGTGTTGCTATCGGAATCTACGTCTTGGTAAGTGTCGTAGTTGCATACATTTACAACAGTGCCACGTCTGTTGCTTTGTCTGTTGATTTCGCCAGTACTTTCTAGCTTCTTAAAAACAGTTCTTAATTGTTGGGTAGTGATACTTAATTCATGCGATAATATTTCCAAACTTGTAACAAAAGTACCCCTTTTAATGACATCACCCCTATAACGCTTATCTTTATGATTAGCCTTTAGTAAACAATGTAGGAACACCCTTGTACAGTTTGGTTCATCGTACCATTCCCATTCTAAAAACTGTCTGTGCAGTTTTATCCATCCTTTGCCCATAGCTAGAATGGTAGGTCATCATCTATGTTGTTCATATCTACTTTAACAGACTCTTGCTTTGGTTCTGATTTACCCCCAAGCATTTCAAGCCTATCACAAATGATTTGCGTACTGTAACGTTTTTCACCGTTCTTTTCATATTGGCTTGTAGTAATAGAACCTTCAACACATACCAAAGAACCCTTCGTTA